GTGGACGCGGGCGTGTCTTCGACCGCTTTGCGGCCCGCGTCCACCTGGCCGTAAATCAATAATTCAAGAAACCAGCCGCATTTTGCGAGGTACAATCCTAGGCTCCGCTGTTTTTTTAGGCACTACTCTTATTAGAGGGGCGCGACTTTGTGTGGCGAACGTGGATTTTTCATACCCCTCCCCTGAATGGTCCAAAGTCGCGAAGGGACTGCCGCCAGATGCCGTTCGGTAATTTAAAATGGATGTAAACAGGTCACTAGGACATAGTGTATTCTCATGGATATTCAGATCGGCGACTGCGTTTCACTCATGAATGCGATGGACGAGAAGACTGTGGACTTGATCGTCACATCTCCACCGTATTTTCAGCAACGCGACTACGAAGCAGATGGACAGATCGGGCGCGAGACTACGGTCGCGGACTATGTGGCTGCGATGATCACGTGGGCCACTGCGTGCAAGCGCGTTCTCAAAGATTCGGGCAGTCTGTTCTTGAACATTGGAGACAAGTACGAGAACAAGGGACTTCTCATGATCCCTGAGAGGTTGACGATGGCGATGTTAGACAATGGATGGGTTCTTCGTAACAAGATTGTGTGGTACAAACCGAATCATATGCCGTCGTCTGTGAAGGATCGCTTCTGCGCAACATGGGAACCGGTCTACTTCTTCACGAAGGATTCGGGCAAGTACTGGAGCTATCCGTACCATTGTAACCTCGACGCACTTCGCGAGGCTCCGACAACGGAGTCCAAGATCCCATTCCCTCGCACGCTGAGTCTGGAGGAGTATCCGAGCTGGACCGAGCGGATTGCAGAGTTCAACACGAAGAAGGTGTCAAAGGGCAAGTTCAAGGACGCGGGCATCAACAAGGGTGCGAGTCCGGGTGCGAGACAGCAGTCAGATGTCGTGTATTCGCGGATGCGAAAGCAAGACATGACAGAGGAGAGGAACCTGGAGGTGCATGCGTATATCAAGGGACAAGCGAAGGAGAAGAAACTGTCTGCAAAGAAGCTGGATGAGATGTTCGGTTACAAGTCAAAGGCAGGACACTGGCTCCGACTGGATCACGGACGCTCACTTCCTGGAGTTGAGGACTATGTCAAACTGAAAGAACATCTTGAGTTAGATGATCGGTTCGATGAAGAGATGTTGGAGGAACACTTTGTTCTTCAGTCTGTGCAGAATAATCCGAAAGGAAAGACTCCTGAAGATCTCTGGTCGATTCCACTGACACATGAAAAAGGTGTTGAGCACTTTGCGATGTTCCCGCTTGAACTTCCAAAGCGCATCATTCAGGTTGCGTGTCCTCCTGGTGGACTTGTGTTGGATCCCTTCGCAGGATCAGGTACTACTGGATTAGCGGCTCAGCAGCTTGGGGTTCGGTGCTGCTTGATGGAACTGAATCCTGAGTTTGGGGAACTGATTCGGCGACGAACGAGTGGATCCTGAACAGCCTGCGATCCTTGAGCCACATCCTCATTTCAGAGGGAGACTTTCCGCCGGCGCCTTCAATATCAAACTCAGTCGCATAAGGGATCCAAGCAATGCCGTAATGCTTGATAGTGTAGGTAAAGTCCTCATTGAAGCCGTAGTTCAGAAACAGGTCGAAACATAGTATCTTAGTGCCATTTAGTTGATCTGGCTGCCTACCAAACTGACTTTTCTTGTCATAAGCACACCCAAGAATGCTATCAGGACATTGGTTCACACCAATATGAATTTTCAATCCATAAGCATCAGGAACATGCTCACCTTTCTCCTGGGAAATCTTACCGTCTGCACCGATAATGTAGGTAATCCCACCAAAACTAAATGAATAGACCCGATCCGGTACCACAGGCAGCACCTTGGGTCGCACATCCGAACCAATTGATGTAAGTGTTTCACGAAACCAATCTCCGCTGAATTGTTCCCAAGCCGCTGGAAGTGGGATATTTTTTACATCGTGATTATGTTTCCTAATACGGGTTCCATCAGGATTCAAGCACCAACTCCACGGTGCGTCGCGATTCACTTCTCTCGCAAATTCCGGTAGTCGGTTGATCGCGAGCTTCATGTATGCTTGGAATATGGCTGGGACCACCAGAGGGATTGATGGAGGCTCGACCAGGACACGACGGATTTGACTCATCTTAACGCTGACTCATCTAATCTATGAACGTATCGATCCGTTTTGCACAGGTAAAATGAATTTGATAGTTGTAGAAAAGAAGACTTCACCATGGCATTCCTCACTCTCACACTTGAGGATCTTCCGAAGCGTCTCATCTCCATCCGCGTCCTGCGTGGCGCATTTGACAAATGCACTCCATTCGACTGCCCGTCGCGGTCTCGTCTCAACGCGTTCTACCCCTACTACACGTGGGATACGGCATCTGGGGAGGACATTAGCATGGAGCACGCTGCAAAGGTTATCCACAGTTGCGTGCCTCACGAGTATCTTGATCGGTTTGCTTTGTACTTTACGGGGGAGTGTGTGGGTCCCTACGATGTCATCTCAACCTACCTCACTCAGACCTTGGTCAAGACATAAGCCTTGTTGATGCCGGTCAGCTCCGCCGTCAGATGGAACAGGGCTCCCGTAATAAACACTGTCACCCACTTGGACATTCCAAATTTTTCAGCGACCCAAAAAACGGGCAGTAGAAACAGACCGACGAGTACGGCTTCGAGGAGAAAGTACATTTGTCTTTACACGACGTCTTTTTTTACTGCGACCTCCTCGTATATTCACAACCTCTCGCAGATGAGGATCAGTATCCCTTGTCCATTCAGCCACGTCAGTCGACGTCGGTACAAATCCGAGTGCGCGACTACAGTCACTCCCAGAATCTAGCTTGATAAACTTCACAGTCGTTCCGTTATCCACGGCTTGTTTCAGGGCGTAGAGTATGCAGGGTGTTTGTTCCAAGTAAATATTGATACATCCATAGTTTCCTTGTTCATACCACAAATCGTTGTGAACACAGATTGTAGAGAAACTTTTCAGCATGTCCGCGAACGCAAGTATGAGAGGGGATCCTTCTGCAGTGTCTTTCCCAGACGCAGCAAGAGAGTTGAGGGTAGTCCCGACAAGAAACGCATTTCTCTTCACACGCTCTTTGGCTGGGCGAAAAGCTGGAAGCACATCTCCTTCAACCGACGGGATCGTTGCCTGAATATAGCTGACAGGGAACGGATCATAATAGACATTGTCAGCTACATACTTGCTGAGAGCCCTTCCAATCGCATCTGTCTCCATTGGTTCTGCGCTGACGACCGCAATCTCAAGTGTGCCATTTTCATATCGTTTTTTGCCAATCACCTTCTCTGCAAGAGCCACGACTGTATTCTCGCCTCGGGGTCTTCCGTTCACTGTTCGAGCAGATCCACCTAGACTTAGCAGCAAGAGACCTCCTCCTTCTCCTGTCATTTCTTTAAGAGTTTCAATTGCGGGTGCCGGATCAACGGGCGGAGCCGGATACGTGGCCATTACTGTTAAAACGGATTTGATTTATCCAATCAAGGAGTAAGGTGGATACAATGGACACCAATATTCGCAACGCAGTCGCTAAGATGAACGCTGAATTCAACTACTGCCTGGAGATGGAGATCAGCCGCACAGCCTTCCAACCCTGGTTCAATGCCGGGGCCACTCCGACCACGGATGCGTGGTATGTTAAGCTCTACAACTCGGCAGGGATGCTGAGCGTGGAGTTCATTGAACGGGACGGGGGAGTTGTGGCATCTGTGATGGATCGCTTCAACATGGCAACTGGAAAAGTTACACGTATTATGGACGTCTTGATGGAGTTCATGCCGATCACACCGCCGGGAGGTGACTAGATCTTCTCAACTTTCTCTGCAACGACCTTGATAAGGGGTGTCACGGTGTACACAAGAGTACATTGATGCGTCTCAGTTGCGCGACATTTCACACAGAATACTTTTTCACTTGAGCAGGTGCAGTAGAATTCGAGATGGGTCTTCTTCTTGCAATGAGAACACTTAGGCATCCTACTTCGGTCTGTCGTTATAAAATCACATCCATTTTTAATGGTGCGTGTCACGTACACGGTCGTCGTAGACTCCGACGTAAACTTTCCCTTAGAGGACTTTGCAAGAGAGGTCGCGATTTGCCTTGCGGATCCCGGTGGTTGGAAATCGCAAGGGTATCAGTTTGTAGCTGTGAAGTCCAATCCACAGGTCAGAATCCACTTGTCATCCATGAAGGGACTGACGGCAGTTGGATGTGATCCAGCTCTGTCCTGCGCAGAGATGGGTGGTAAGGAGATGAGGATTAACGAGCAGAGATGGAGGCACGGGTCTGCAAAGAGCGGCCAAGATTTGGATGGGTACAGACAGTACGTTATCTCACATGAAATCGGCCATATCCTTGGTCGTGACCACGCAAGATGCCCTGGCCGGGGTCAACCGGCGCCGATAATGTTGCAACAGACTTTAGGACTTCGCGGGTGCCTTCCGAATACAAACGTGTAGTCGGAGACTCTTTTCTGAAATAAGTCTGGGGATTGGACAGTACCCACATCGCAAAGAGAACGACCAATGCCACAACGATCATCAACATTATACTTAACGACGCGTGTTTCTGCGCTTGTTACGACGACGCACCGACTTCCGACGGCGACGACGACCTCCCGCGGGGTCTTCATTCTCAGGTCCAGGATTAGGGGCAGACGTACCTACATCGATGCGGTAGAATGGAAGGGGGTAGTATCTGTCCTTGTCCTTGGTCCGATCAATCCCCTTTGCGAGCTTGGAAGGAAAGTCAGTGTCTAGGAAGACATTGACAAGCAAGGGATTTGCATTGACAACTCTTGCCATCACCTCCTCCTTACCGCCTTTTCCACCACGGACACACACACGATCACCGCTCTTGAATGTGCGAGTATCACGATCTCCCCTGCTAAGAAAATCACACGGCGAACCAACATGCGGAGGGGGTGCACCAGGCTCTTCGTCCATATTGTTGTCTAGCAACTTTAATTACTGTAGGCCAGGCCACCCATACCGGACATCACGCGGAAGATGTTGTAGTTCACGGCATACATGCGGAAGTTGAACGGGGTGCTCTTCGTCGGCTTGGCAATACCCGTGGCGCTGATGCTGTCAAACACGAGGGTCGTCGTGTCGATGCGCGAGAAGTTACACGTGCCGGACGGCTGGTGCTCCTCGGGTTGGAGAGCAAACGAGTACACGTTGATCGGGTTCGTGTGAGGAGTGAACACCACGTTAGGGAGAGTGAGCACCACATCCACAGCAACAGTCGTAAGTCCATTCACCAGTACCGGTTCACTGAGGTTGTAGGTTCCAGCAGCACCAGAACCAGAACCGAACGCGCTGATCACAGTGCCAGGAGAGAACACAAGGCCAGTGGCAGTGGTCACGGTGGCACCCTCAACGATGTACGGACCCGCACCAGTAGGGAGACCACCCGCACCAGGAGCAACCGTAAGGACGTCTCCATTGACAGTCACGCCGCTCGTCAGCGTGATTGTGTTGGCTGCATTGATCGGAACCGTAGCAACCTGGGAGCGCATCGGGAAGAAGGCACCGCCCGTGTGGTGCTGGTAGGGCTGGACCTTCCAGAAATAATCGCCATAGCGCTCATCAAACCGATCCTGGCCGTTGATCTGGAGACGGGCACGGTTGACAATGTCATCGTAGCTGAACGGCTGCGTAAAGCCCACGTTCTTGGTCAGATCAGAGCCGCAGTCCGTCTTGCGAGCGTCCTGGAAGACCCACACCAGCTCCTTGACCGGGTGGTTCAGGGTCAGGTCAATGCGCGCCGACGCCGTCGTGATCGTCTGCTGGAGACCGAACTGGAGCTGGTCGATCAGGTACTCGTGCGACTGCTGAGCAAACCGGCGACGCTCATCCACGTCGAGGTAGACATAGTCGATGTAGAGCGCCATGTCCTTGAGCTGGGGCAGAATTGCAGCGGCCGCGGACACAGACCCAGCGGTGCCGACAGTGAGAGCAGTCACCAAGTCAGTCGCCGGGTTAAGAGTGATGTTGATGCGCACCTCGTGGTACTGGAGGGCGATCAGGGGCAGGGCCAGACCCGGGTTACGGCAGAACCAGAACTGGAGGGGGATGTAGAGGATTCCCGGACGGCCGCCGCAGGATACGGCAGACGTCTCCGTACCACCGATGTAACCACCCAGCATGGAGTCAAGCTTGACGGAGTTGTCAAAGCCAGACGTCAGGTTCTCCCACAGGAAGAGCCACTCGCCATAGTGAGTGTCGATGATCTGGCCACCAATCTCTACCTCAATCTTCTTGAGGAGCTGGTAACCGAGACGACGCTCAAATGCAGCCGTCCACTTGACACCAGTAGCATTGGTGCCTGCACTATTTGTGTCGGGGAGCTGGACCTCCAGGTAGGTCTTGTACATCAGGTCAGCGTTGCGGTTGATGACTGCAACGACACGCTGTCCGTACGTCGGCGAGCCAGTGAAGTTCACACGAAATGCCTCCATGGCAAAGTTCGTATGACGCTTGTAGAGTACCTTCCAGAAGGTGATGTGGGGATTTCCAGTGATGTAGGCATCCTGAGCACCATACGCAACGAGCTGAAGAAGACCGCCGCCCATTTAGTTTATTCTTTGCGAGGATATATTCTTCTGCCTTTGACACAATGGCTCGGCGACTGAATCAAACACAGCGGTTCTGCAAGTGTATCAAAAAGGTGGCCAAGACGATCAAAACTCAAAAAGGACCGATTGCGATTTGCGTGAAGTCTGTTCTGCAGAAGAATGGTCGTACTCTCAAGCGATTCAAGTGTGGACGGAAGGGACGGGTGGTTACGCAGAGGGCATTACGGGGCTGACGTTAAACTTCTCTAGTGCCTCCTTGGCGGCCATTTGCTCAGCCTTCTTGCGGGTGGATCCCTGACCGCGACCGTGAATGGTCGGACCATCCATCACCAGCACGCGGATATCCTTGGAGTCTGTCATAGGACTCAACATGCTATAGGTTGGTGTACAGCCAAACTCCCGCTGGCAGTACTTTTGAAAGATATCCTTGTAGTTGGTCACAGTCGTGACAACATCCTGAATGTCGAGATAGGCCTCCAGGACAGTCGTCACGAACGAATACACAATATTGAACCGGTTACCACAATCTGTCCACAAGGCACCGATGAAGGCCTCAAAGATATCACCGAGCTTCTGAATGTTCTTTCTGCCGTTGATGGCTACAGACTCTTCATTGTGGCGAGAGATCACATAGAAGGCGTCCAATCCTACCTGTTGGCACAGAGCACCGATCCGTTCGTTGTTTACCAACTCCTTGCGAGCATCGGTCAGGAACCCCTGCTTCTTCTCCGGGTACTTGCGTCGCAGATACGTAGCCACGCAGACGCCCAACACTGAATCACCTTCAAACTCTAGGCACTCATACGATTCATCTTGCAAGGGCATCACTCCGGCAGGACAAGGGGACAACGATGCAGGTCGCCCGTCTGGAGTCGTGTAGTCGGTTCTTTTGACGTAGGTCGTGTGCACCATGGCCGTCTGGAAAATCTTGGGATTTGCCACACGGTAATGAGGGAGACCATGACGATGGAGAAGTCGGTGAATATCCTTCACAGTGAAGAATCGGTTCCGCGGGTTGTAGGGAGAATACGTGTCGCTCATTGTGACTTGTGTCTTGATGCCAAGTCTTTTATCCGTTTTCTACACAATGGGAGCTGCTCAGTCGATGGCCTACACAGAGGTCCCGGATACCTTGCCCAAACATGACCCGGGCACCGTGATTGAGATCAAGGATGTGCGCTACCGATCTCCATTGGTCAAGGACATGGCAGTCGGGCTTGTCTTCTTCAATCCTGCCAAGTCCAAGCGGATGTTGATGAACTATTTTTATACAATCGAGAAACTCAAACTTGCAAGGATTCCCTACTACACGATGGAGTTGGTGTACAATCGGCAGGAACCGGAGATTGCGGATGCCTTTCACGTCTACGCCAAGTCGGTGATGTTCCACAAGGAGAATCTCTGCACCCTGCTGGAAGCCAAGATTCCGTGGTATTATTCTAAAGTCCTGTTTCTGGATGCCGATCTGATCTTTGGAAATCCAGACTGGTACTCGGAGGTCTCATCGGCCCTGTCAGATCACGATGTGGTGCAGCCCTTCACCACGGCTGTCTGGCTGGATATCACCTACACCAAGGCCACCCAGATCCGCGAGTCAGTGATCTACATGGACAAAAAGAAGACCTTTGACCACAAACTTCATCCTGGATTTGCCTGGGGATTCAGACGCAAGTGGTTCCGCAAGGTGGGATTCTTTGAATACGGTGTCACGGGAAGTGGAGATACCTTGTCGGCTGCCGCGTGGTTGGGCGTCAAGTTCCCATCGACCTACCTCAAGCCTGCTCTGGTTCCTGCATATGAAATGTTTGATAAGCTGCCTAAACCTCGTATCACCTGCACGTCGGGGCCCATCTTCCATTTGTGGCACGGAACTCACGTCAATCGCAAGTACGTAGATCGTCACGCAGTCTTAGATGGTATTCCCGATATTCGCAAAATCATGCGCCCTAACTGGAATGGTGTCTGGGAGTTCAGTACCAAGGGCCTGTCCGAGAAGCTGTCCACCTACTTCAACGACCGGGTGGATGACGGGGTCTGAAGACCCCTCGGGGTCGTGGGGTTTAAAAATAATGTGTTGTAAAAAGTCATATCACGTTGATGGTGAAGCCTCTGTTCACCCTGGCTACTCGTCTCCTCAGCACCAACGGGTCGCTTGTGTGTAATTTGACTCGTATCCGGGGTGGGTTTCTCCCTCACGAAAACCTGGACCAAGCGAAACGTCATCTAGCCGAATTTCAGCAGACACTCAGAGAAATAGAGGAAACTCTCAATCACGCTTCAGCACCTTCAGCTCAAATCCGTAATCAGTCTCCACCATCTTCTCTTCCTGCCGTCTGATAATCTCTGTCATGACCGCCTCCGCCTGCTGGGGCATGAGCTCCTCCAGGTAGGACTTGAGCTCCTTCTTGGACAGGGACCATCCCTTCTTCCATTGATTTGGACGTTTCACTGCAAAGGTCATCCCCGAAGTTGCAAGATTAATCTTGTCGGGGAGTTCCTCTCGAGACGTCGCATACAGCGCTGCGAGATCCAGCTCGATTGTACGCCGCTCATCTCGAAGCGTATTCACCTCAGTATTGATGTCGTTGATCTGACGCTGAACGGTTGCGTAGGCAGAAAGGATGGGTTTGAGCTGCTCCATGATGGTTTGCTTCTTAACTGATTTTAGAGTATCCGTTTTATAACAAGGATGTCCTGGCTTGACTCGGAAGAAGTTCAGCGTCTTCGCAAGGTTTACAATCAAGAACACCCAAAAGAAGATCCCGTACCAGAGGGAACGGATGAAGAAATGTGGGCTAATATTCAGCACCGTCTGTCGGATAAGTGTTCGACGGGATCTGCTGAATGTATCGTGTCATCCCTACTGCAGAAACCTCGGGCCCCGAAAGAGTGGGCAGTCAAGCGCAATGAATGGCTGTCATCGGACGATATCGATCGTGTGGAAAAGAACTATACCAAGCTCTTTGCCAAGTACTTCTTTGTGGGCTGTATCCCGATTGACTTTGACATCAAGAACGAGACCCAGGAATGTGTAGTCAGTTCTCTTTGCAAAATGAAGCTGCCCGGTCTGGTGAAGAGGGGTCACGAACAGATCGGCATTGTCTTCAACACCGATCCCCACGATGGACCTGGCGAACACTGGATCGCCCTGTTCTGTGATGTTCGCAAGGATCTAGAGTATCCGCGCATCACGTACTTTGATTCGTATGCCCATGCCCCTGAGAAGGAGATCAAGACACTCATGAAGCGCTGGAAGGCCCAATGGGATGAGACTGGAGTTCATTCGCAGCCGATGAAGATGACCTTCAATGCCACGCGGCACCAGTTTAAGGACTCGGAGTGCGGAATGTACTGCCTGTATTTCCACTACGCCTGCTTAACCGAGATTCCCATGCAAGCAAGAATCCCCGACGATGTTATGAATGGATTTCGCCAGATCTTGTTCACGTCCCCCAAAAATACAACTGATACATGAGTAATGGAGCTTGCTATTGGATCTGCACTGGTTGCGATTGCAGGGTACAGTGTATGGCATGAGGGTATTGACGCAGAAGACCGTTCTCGTAAGCGTCTCTGTGATTATTACGTAACGGGCGGTGTCTTCGAGGATGCAAAGACAGTCATTGCGTCGGGTCGTCGTCTCCTCGAAGTCCATCTGTACGCAGATGAAAATGGGAAGCCGACCGTTGCAAAGGCTCCCCTGAACCCTGGATTTGATTACACCACCGAGTATTGGACCTTTGATTCCGTCTGCGTGGATCTGATTCAAGCCTGGGCATCAAGCTCTGAGCCGTTCATTCTCTCCATTGTGCCCCATACGACCAACAATGTCACGCTCAATATGGCGGCAGACTGCCTGAAGACAACCGTCCGGCATCATTTAACCCGTCGCGCTGATGTCTCGACCCCACTTGATGAACTGAAAAACAAGTTGATCATCGTATCTGATAATGTGCAGGGAAGTGAACTAGGGGCTCTTGTGAACCTGTCGTGGTCGGACTCTAGGCTGCGTCGCCTCCTGTATGGACAGGCAATGCATCCCCGGGATCAGCCCGAGCTTGTCGAATTTAACCGGAACGCGATCTCCATCGTCGTCCCCGACCGCACATTTGGCAAACAATCTCTGGATCCTAACATCGCCTCTGCGTATGGATGCCAGTGGCTCCTCTTTACTAGTTCGAGCGTCGCCCCCGGATTTGTTGAAAAACCAGCCGGATTACAATAACTTCTTCACCACTAAACAAAATGACTGCCTGGCTCTCCCACGTTAAGAAGACGATGAAGTCCCACAAGGGCATGAAGTTCGGCCAGGTCCTCAAGCTGGCGGCCAAGACCTACAAGAAGCACGGCGGCGGTGGTGGTGATGTCCAGGGTGCGACGGAGGGCAGCAGCTCGTCGACCCTGAGCGGCAGCCTCCTCTCCGGCTCTGCCCCGGTCGGTGGTCGTCGCCGTAGCCGTCGCGGTCGCAAGAGCCGTAAGGGAAGCCGTCGCGGTTAAAACGGAAAACCTGTCGGCTAAATAATAGCCTGTATGGAGGATCCACCTAAGACACGTCGCGAGACCAAGAAGACTGCCAAGGAGAAGAAGGCAGATGTCTATTCTGCAAAACATACTCGCCTACAAACCAAGCCTAAAAATAAGACGAAGTAGACCGCTGCTTACGAGTCATCTTCTTCTTACGATTCATCTTCCTACGACGAGTTCTGCGACCACCTCTGGGAAGTGCAACACCTCTATTTTTTACTGAATCCTTATACACTCGTTGGGGATCTTTTGATCCCGTGAATCTCGAAACCAGTGCCATATGTTCGGGTTCGATGGGGACCTGTCGGGCGATCTGCTCTCCCATCAACTGCATGGTGCGAGGCTTACCCAAGGTAATCTTTCGCAGGCTACACTGGTCAACGGGTCTTCTATGTCTTTCCATCGTGTAAAGACACTCGAGTCCTTGACTATACCCAACTGAAGTAACCTGATCGAACGTAGCAATTGGGAATGGTCCATCTTGCGCTTGTGCTCCTTCATCGACGAGTTGTCCGAACGCTTGCTTTGATCCATCGGGAAGGCGTTTAATCATGGCTGCTCCATCGATTGCATCAAAATATTTACTCGGATAATACGCATTTCCAGATGAGTCTCCGACTTGACCTGTGGCGTGTTTTTCAAACGCCTGATCTACTTCGATATCGCCATACGCAACAGTGGTCACCGTTCCATCCAATGCGACGCTCCGGAGTATATCTTCATCCCAAAACATGAGCTTTCCAGTAGAGTCAAACCAAATATCCTCTACCATTGATATGAATGCTGCGGGACCAGGTCCGTCAATTATATGATCGTGTCCTTTGTACCCCCTAATTTCGCCCGGAATATTAAGATCTTTGGAATCAAAATCACCACGTCCAGCAAGAGTTGTCACAGTCCGATTCCGAATACTGATCGCTCGTATGCGATACATCTCGCCAACGTACAGGGTTCCATCAGGCCCCCTTACCATTTTTTGCGGATTATCGAATCTGACAACTCCAAAGGGTCCGTCTGCATAGTTTGTAGGTCCAGCGAATTGGCCGGCCTGTCCGAGATAGTGAACTACGGTTCCAGTCGGAGACACTCGTTGAATCGTGAAATCTGGGTAGCTGATATATACAGTTCCGTCGTTATCTACCATCAGAATATTACAACCATGAAGATGCCCGGTGACATTGATACTCACAACTGTGCTGACTACATTGACAGGCACAACTACGTCGTCCACGTTCGCCATTGTGTATCTACAATATTAAAGAAGACGACGATGAGAAATTCGAAACGTGCGCCGATGATCGCGATCCTTTGTACGACCACCCGCCGTTTTGCGACATGTTTTTCCATGATACGTCTTTTTAGAGCAACCGCTCTTGAAATACGCAAGTTGGTGAGCAAACCCTTTGAAGCTAGGCATAGGTGCGCCTACCTTGTTCGATAACACACTCAACAGTCCATGCATCCACTTCATGTACGATTTACGAGAGGCCAACTCCGGCTCGTGTGCAGTAATGTACTCTGCATAGACTGTTTGAAGTTCGGGGAAGGGATACGCGTGATGAAGCGCGTGCAAAAAGGTCCGCTGCGTGGCCATCTGTTCGGGTTCGGGGTCGTCGGGATAGTTCGCTGAGATGGAGGCCAAAAAGTCGCCACCCGGTACCGCCGTGGGCTTCAGGGACATGTAGTGGGCCTTCACATCCTCAAACGACGGATCAGGTCCAGGGTTGATCACCGCAGGGTCATCCTTGCACTGGGATCGCAGTTTGTGATTGACCATATTGTGAATCTCGTACATCCACTTACCAGGGTCGCCTCGCAGGGGGTGTTTTTGAACATATTCCGTGGTGGACGCACGACAGAACTTGCAAGGTAGGACATCTTTCATCTGATTCAGAACATCGTCGGGATGTTTCGACTTGAAGGCAACTAAATGAAAGAGTTGCCATGCACTAGGTCCAAAAAATCGGGTATCCATCTACACAGTTATATAGTATACTATATAATGATCGGCCGTCTTTATAAAATCTCGAGCACAGTCGATGAGAGTTTTTACATAGGGTCTACACGACAGAGCCTCGCAATGCGTCTTAAGAATCATCGATCAAAGTCAAAGGACCCCGTGCGACAAAAGACACCTCTCTACGTATACTTCAACCGGGTTGGGTGGGTGCATGCTCGGATTGAGTTACTGGCTGAGGTGGACATCATAACAGATTTGGACTTGCTCGGAATGGAGAAAGCTGAGATCAGCGGAGTCGTTACCGATCCACGCTGTTTGAATAAAGCAACCCCGCTACGAACCCCCGAAGACAAGAAGGAACGTGACAAGGAATACTCTAAAGTGTATCACCAAGACCACCGAGATCACAACAGAGAGAAGATAAGACAATGGCGTCTAGACAATCCAGAGAAATATGCCGAGCAGTGTCGCCGAGCCAAAGAGCGTGCAAGGGAAAAGAGAGCCGGCCAAAAAACAATCTAATGGATTAACCAAACAAACATGTTGGACACCCGGGATATCATCATCCTCACTGCCTCGTTTTACCTCGGAGGCGTCGTTGGAGAGTTTTTCAAGTCCCTGTCGGAGGACATCCTGACGCCCCTCCTCGCCCCGGCCACCGCCGCTGGCAAGGGTGTTGGTGCCTTCACGGTGACGGTCGGTGGCGTGACGCTCAAGCTGGGTGAGGTGCTGGTCGCCTTCGTGAACCTGGTCGTTTCGTTCGTGCTGGTGGTCTTCACGATCGGACTCCTCCGCACGTACGTTCTGTCGCGCATCGGAGCCAGCCGCAGTGCGTAAGCAGTAAAAAATAGGAGATCAAGATAAATGGTCTGGTACAATCCTACAACCTGGTTCTCATCGTCGCCTCTTGATGAGACGACCACCACGTCCACGCCCGCGCCCCTGGGTTCGTATCCCGCGGCCACAACTGCAGCAGGTCCCTATGGCGGTCGTCGTCGCCGGACACGGTCCACAAGGGACCTTGGGTCCCGTCGTGGTCGCAAGGGCTCTAGGCGGAGCCGAAGCGGAAGGAAGTCCAACCGGCCTTCCCGTTCTTAAGGTGAGGGCCATACGTGGTCTCCAGCCTCTTCTTCAACTCACCAGTTGATCCCTTCGTAACCTCATTCGTGCGTTTCCACTGCTGAAACTCACCATAAATCTGACCCGTAGTTACATTCTCACCAACCTCTCCCGTCGGAAGAGGCGTGACATACTCACGGATGAAACGGGCGATCGCGTCCGAGTCCTCCTGATAATCACTCGTGTACGCCATAATCTTGGTCGGTGCAGGGAGCTTACGCCACCCATTGCCCTCGCGATACAGCGCAACTAAATACGAGAGAAAGCACGTCGCCCACTCCTCGCTCATCACCTTCTGCTGGATCGACTCGTCAAGGGGTTTGTGGTGCGCCTCCGTCGGGTTCGCAACGAACTTGGACGGCCAGTGCACCACGCAGAGACGACGCCACGTACCTCCGTCTGTCGCACCCACCTTCGGCATCTCGTTACAGCTCAAGAACATCTGCGCCTGCATCTCAAACTCCGTAATGTCCTTGTACAGACCGCGGTACGCCATCTTTTCGCACGAGGCAAACTCCTTCATCAGACCTGTGTTCAGGGGCACGGCCTCATCGGGCTCCTGCGTCGTCACAAAGCGGCGACCCTTCATGTGGAGGACCTCAGGCGCAGCTGCGGCTGACTTGGCACGGCCCTGCGTCAGCAAGGAAATCGGAACCTTGCCTGCATAGTCACCGAATGAAAGACTCATCAAGTTCGTCAACATGGACTTGCCGTTCGAACCATCGCCTGTGAGAATGTGGAACTTCTGTGCGTCGTTGCCACCACGCAAGCAGGTTGCCAACCGCCGGACGAGGTAGTTCCTCACTTCGGAATCCGGTTGAACATCGCGCAGGAACTTATCAATCTCCGACCAACACTCGTAGGTCGAATACTCGCGATCAGGATCGTAGTTGATCTTCGTCGAGAAACTGATGCAGTCATCCGGTCGACCCTGACGGAACTCCATCGTCGTTGCATCAAAGACACCATTTGCAAAGGCGATCAGGTTCTTGTTCTCATCCAGCTTCTTGCCAAACTCCTCATCCAGGAACAGCAGACGGCTCATCTTCATCACATTCTCTGTGAACTTGACCGTCTTCAGTTTGGTCTGCATCCCCACATACTTCATCTTCTCCTTCTCGTGCTTACAGGAGTCGCAGTTCGGGTTCACCTCCTTGCCCTCACAAATACAGGCGCCCGCATTCTCCATGGCAATAATCATCGCCTTCTCACCCTCGCGGAACTGCTTGCGGACATCCTCTGACAACAGCTTCAGCAAGGCCACACCGTGATCGGTCTCACACCACTTGTTTCCATCAAACCGATACCAGGTGTTGTTTCCATACTTGGCGCACTTGAAGTTATCGCGGAACATTGCATACACGACCTGCGCGACGTCATGCTCCGTACCTGCCTCAGCTGCCTCCTTCACAAGCCGCCCAATATTTGTCTTCTCAATCGCCTCATATCCAGTGAAGTTGTCGAGCTTCGACCACTTCAGCAGGTTACGAAGTTCTAGACGTGCGCCATCCGAACGCCATCCGAACGAATACCACTTCGACGTAATCTCGCGGTCGTTTGCGCGAGGATCCTGCTTGCTAAACTCCAGAAAGACTGCATCAAGATCTGGGTGAATGTTCTTGAGACAAATGCCAACATCAATCCAATCCTTGTAGTCCGTGTAGCGAGTCGATGCAAGATTGAAGACGTGATCGGTGAGATACTTCAGCACATCCGGAGTCAGCGACTGGCGATATGCAGTATTATCTGGAGACGAACCGCGCGAGCTCATGTCGTTGCGAGTAGCCTGACGACCACGGGTGGGCTGAATCGCATTACCCCCAGAGATCTTCACCTCATCGGCATTCTGCATACGGTTCTTCAGCAAGTCCGTAGCGTAAGGCGTCATAGGAGACTCCTCCGACGGCGGAGACCGAACTGTCATCTTCTTCAGAAGCTCGGGAGTTGTCATCAGCGGAACATCATTATCAATGCTCATCTCTCCAGACGCCAGATCCCAATCCAGAATGTACTTGATCTGGTACGGCGTTCCCTCCTTCTTCTTCGAACCGAGCAGGGTCCAGTTATTCGTGTGAGTCAACGGCGACGGATCATAGACCTTGCGCCACTCATCTGCAAGAGGAAGATCCGGGAAGAACTCCGGCATGCGACTCAGCAAGTTCATACGAATCGACTCCTCGACAAACCGGTTGGTCTTGATTGCAGGGATCACAAGGTGAAGACCGGACTTGGAGCGATCCTTATCCTTATAATACGTCGGCTCCGGCTTCTCCGACACAAAGATCTCGACTGCATCGGGGACCACAATAAACTTCTTGACCTCGTCCATGTACGCCTTCGTGAACTCAACCACCTGCTCCTGCGTGTGAAGGTGGTTCTCCTTTGCGCCCGAATAGATGAAGTCCAGGTCAATCCGCATCGCACCAATGCGCGTGCTCTTCTCCGTCAAGTGAAGGGGTCCGTAGTCGCGCAAATAGTCAGAATATAGCTTGTAGAACTCTGGAATGTCATCGTCCGGAATGCACCACGCACCCCCAGACATCCCGTTGTGTGTAGTTGTTTCTCCCTTGGAGCATCGACCAATCCTCTTCTTATCATTGTCGGTCTCCTTGCCGGTGCCGTCAAGAAAGTCCTTGAGCTTAGACTTGAGCATCCTGTGATAAGTAGGGCCGATTACTTTGTGGCCAACTATCCGTTTTAAACGCGGAAAAAATGGACCTGCCTTATGCTAAGGGAGACCTATCTACACAATGAAGTTCTGTACAAAGTGCGACAATATGATGTACAACATCGAAGAGCGTTCCGGGTCTGCATTCCTCAAGTGCCGCCAGTGTGAGTACGAGGAGCCCATCACCAAGCAAAACCCGATCGTCTACGAGCATGACCTCCTGCAAGATACGTCGATTCAGTACTCCATCAACCCCTACCTCAAGCACGACCCCACGCTGCCCCGCTTTACAAATATGAAGTGCCCGAACCCCGTCTGCCCCACCAAGGGCAAGGAGTCTAACATTGTTGGCATCAAGTTGGACGCCAAAAATGTTGTGTGGATGTACCAGTGTGCAGCAACGGGCTGCGGTTCGACCTGGAAGCAGGCCGCACGGGGCCCGTGAAGGACCCCTTGGGGGACGTGGCCCTTAGACCGGCTGGCGAACGGACTTGTAGGCACCCGTGGCCTTGGTGTCTACACGGGCAAGCTGGGGGGTCGGCGCGTAGGTGTTGGTCCCCTTAGGAGCCGTGAGCGGCAGCCCACCTGTCTGCTGGAACTTAGCTGAGCTCAACGTTCCAGACTGGGACATAGTCGACAAACTTTTTGGTTGGTTCACACGTCCCATTCCATCGTAAGGACGAACACGCGCAAGTCCCGTGACAGATGTTGTTGAGTTGGGATATCTGGTTGCCGTAAGCACACCTGTCGCACCAGTTACCGCAGTTCCCGTTGACGTTGTTGCGACTGCAAACACAGTGCTGCTCGGTACAAGTGCAAGTGTGGCAAGATTCAGATTGAAAGCCGCTGTAGAAAGACCAGTGAGCGTGATGTAGGGTGTTCCGGCACCAAGTCCATGCGCAGCAGCCGTGGTGTAGTATACATATCCATTGATACGGCCAGTTGTCGAAGTTGTCTCCGCTGTACCCGTTGCTGTATTCGTAACCTTGAACTGCGTCGCAGTCAGCCCGCTTGCAAGAACAGTCTGGTTTGTCAGATTGAATGCAGTCGTCACTGTAAAACCAGACACAGTAACAATGGTTCCTGCCGTTAATCCGTGTGCAACAGATGTCGTGTAGGTCACTGTCGTACCAGTATCTGTGGATGCCGCGCCCGTTACGGTGGTTGCAGACGCAGCCGATACAGTCGTATTCAGCGTAGTCACAATTGTCTGTGGAGGTGTCACAACATACGAAGCCTGGCTCGTAAGGAGCTGGGCGTTCAGTACCGACTGGATCGCGTAAGGCTGAGAACTGGTCTGGATCGTAGTGGGAATCGCGCGATTGCGATACGCAAGAGACGCCGCTTGTGCCTTGATGAATGACGTGTAGTCCGACGCCGAGAGAGTAGGCATTTGTGATTAGATAAGGAAAATACGTCCGCCCCGGAATGCGGGTGACTTCCAAGTCGGGGCTGCAAGAACAGTTCCGCGTCCAAAGAACTCCGCTTTCGCGATGGGCCCGATCTCCGTCTTCGAGGGTGCCACAAAGGTCCGCGACTTCTTCTCGGGATCAGGGGTGAAGGTTGACGTAACGCGAGTAAACCGTGTAATGTCCGAAGGATACGTGGGTAAGAGGGGCATTTGTCTAAAACGGACAAAAGAACTTCAATCCAAAGGGTAAGCATGGATCTCCACCCCGAAGTTAAGCCAGTCTTTCGTAAGGAGGTTGCCGATATGGTCAAGCAGCCTCGGATTACTCAGCCCTACTTCACCAAGTATGAATACACCACGTTAGTTGCCGTACGCGCTCAGCAGCTCGCAGAGGGTGCTAAGCCGCTTATCGATCTGAAGGGACTCAAGACATCGGACCCCATGTTTGTGTGGACCGTTGCCAAGCAGGAAATTGCAGAGAGAAAGCTGCCGTATATCATTCGTCGCCAGCTCGCGAACAATACGTCTGAGTTCTGGTCTACTCAGGAAATGGAAATTATGTGGTAGGTTACTTGACCGCAATGGCAACCACCAAAGCCAACAGCATGTAGATCAGCCCCTCATTCCAGCCATGCGCAGGGGTGAAGAATGAAAGACCAAACATATCAGCGAACCCACCACCCGCCGTGTGAAGCAAGGCAATGCCTACAATCACAAGAAGTAACCACTTTTTGAATGTACTCATTATTTACACTCCCGAAAGTTTCATCAGGTCCTCGTCAGACGGAGGATAGACAAGCAGCTGCGGGACCTCAGCAGGAGGGTTCAGCATGTGGGGTGCCTCGTGGGTGGTCAGCTTCATCGCCATGGACAGGTCAATGGACTCCGACGGTGTGAATCGGGCATTCACTTTTTGAATGTCGGACGCAATCTTCTGATGGAGACGATCAGGACGCATGACGAGGAATGCAAAGGCCGCAATGACGGCCAGAACAAGGGCAACTAAGAGGTAGGACTTCTTCATTGTTCTTCGGGCAGACAAGAAAAACGGAACTCCAGGTGTCAAGACAAGAGGAGTCATCATGGATTTCCCAATTCCCGTCCGCTGTTTTACCTGCAACCTCCCAATCGCCGGCAAGTGGGCGACCTTCCTCGACCTCGTCAAGAAGAACCGCAAGCAAGATGGTCGCCCCGAGAAGGACGAGTTAGTGTATCTCACCAAGACAACCGAAATCACGGCAGAGGGCCGTGCCATGAATGAGCTAGGATTAACTCGTGAATGCTGCCGGCGTCACTTCTTTACGCATCCGGGTGTTTAATAGAATCGCCGCAGAACGTAGTCTTAAATCTTTTTTACCTAGAAGATAAGCAATGTCGTCGTACAGTGAATACCTTGGTCGTTACAAGCAGCGCATGGTGACCATTACCGATACGCGCCCCCGCCGTGATGCGGGTCACCAAACAGAGATTGTCAGGCGTCTGGCTGCATCGGGCAATCTGGAGACAGCCGTTGCAAAGACGGCCTGTGTCCTGGTTCTGAATGCGCCGTCCACCGCCTCACCGTCGGGGTTCAACCACGGAGGTGGTCACACAGTGCAAGATACGTCTGTCTACAATGAGTTCACGGCCGGCCAGGCCGTCGCCCAGGGCGCTCTCCCGAGGAATGCCAAGGCCTCGCTGATCACGAATACCATGCCGTGCTTATCGTCTGCCCAGCTCCCCGAGATCAACGACAAGCTAGCGGCCGACGCGGAGCTGTCCAAGATCCAAGCGGCACGCCAGATGTACGGAAAGGGGTATGTTGATAACTGCTGCCCGACCTGCAAGAAGACCCAAAAGGCTGGCGAGTGTAACTGCAGGCTGACGGCGGCGCAGGCGCTTGGACTCAAGAGCACGATCCAGTGGCCGCATACGTCGGATCGTAACGCTTAAACATCTCCCTAGAAATCTAGTAATGTTGACCATCTATACCTACAGAATTCCCAAGCCAGTCGAGTGCTATGACATGTCTCGACTTTCTTTGGAAGAGTCCTTTGTGGATACAATCAAGTCGATCTCGGAACATCAGACCTCCGGAACGATTTGGTTTGGATATTTGGAGGGATGGATGTTAACTCCCTACGAAGAGGTCATTTTGCGAAAAGCTCTTCGGACGTTTCATTGCATCGTGGTCACGCGATTTCCACATTCCTTCTCTCATGCCTGGAAAAATGAAACCGATTGGGTCTACACAGAGCCACCTAACCATGGATCACCCGACACTCACAACAATGGTCGTACTCTACACGATGGGTGTCAAGCTTGATACGAACGTCCTTGCTCACGAGCTTCCCCTGACAGCCGATATTATCAAGGTCGAAAAGCAGGGTATCGTCAAGCGCGGATCGTCCAAGCGAGACCTGATTAAGAGACGGGCAAAGACTACAGCTCCGAAGCGTACGACGGGATTTGGGCATAACTCGATTACCCTGGTCGTCATGTCGGCCGGAGATGGGACTCTTCTTCGCAAGGAGATCACTGTCAAAATCTTCCAGAACGGCGTGTTTCACATCACGGGCGTTCTGGATGAGAAGTATGATCGGCACGTCACTGGATTGTTGAAGGATCATATCGAAGCACACTGTTCCGCTGCGCGAACGGGCGAGTGGACGGACATTCGCCGCGTGGTGCTCATGAACTACAAGACCAAGCTCACCGGGTCCACCAATATCTCGCGCGATGCCTTGTATGCGTCTCTCCGCGAGAAGGAAGTTACAACGGTCTACGAGCCAGCGGTGTATCCCGCAGTCAAGATCTACTTTCCAAAGACGAAGTGGATCGCCAAGGTCTTTCGCACAGGTCAGATCATTCTGACTGGAATGACCACGCATGACGAGTGTGCGTCCCTTATGACCCAGTTAAAGCCATTACTCCTAGTAAACGGAAATGGCGCTTCGTGAATTGAGTCCGTCTGAGGTGGCAGCTGGAGTTCGCGGTATCAAGGACGAGGATCTGACAGCGACGCAGGTTCAGGCCCTCGTTCGCAACATGGATGCATCCAAGCAGAAGTGGGCTCGTCTCAAGGCCAATAAGCAGCAGTACGAGGAGAAGCTCCAGCAGGAGAATGAGACCCTCTACTTCAACTATCCGTCCCTTTTTCAAATGCATGCCGAGGACCGCGTGGATGCGACCTTTTTTGAGATGCTTGCGCTGAAGAGGAAGATCGAGAAGGGTGAGATCACACCGGAACAAGCGACACAAGTGATTGGCCAGAAGCTCCACCAACGGTACCTTCCTGGACAGGCCCCGGTGCAGCAGGCTCCGACACTGTCGTACGAGGAGTTCTATCGGCAGACCCAATGAACTCGTAGTCCTTGGTGCTACGACAGACAAGGTGGAAATACTTGCAGAGTTCCTCCCACGAGCAGTCCTCCATTGAGTAGCATTTCATCCGACTGAGATCAAGTGCGTCAAGCACGTCACAGAGCTCGTCCTTTGAGACGCTGTTATCCAGAACAAAGAAGTCGTTCCTACTGTTACCATAGAGCTGCCGAAGGCGATCTATGTTATCAAGGAGCGCTGACTTACCAAGGATACAGTACTGCTTGTCAAAGTCAAAGTTTAAGAGACTGTTGCAATACCTGTACTCGAAGTTTGGTCTCTTCCAGATCCTCTCCCCTGAGCTCGGCCCGGGCTGCTCAAATGCACCCACCTGTTTCATGTGGTCGTCAATTTTGTACTCTGCGTACCCCTGAGGCACAATGAACCGAGGACCGAGACGATTGATCTCCGAATTGCGAATCAGTGAAAAGTTATTCCAGCCATCGTTCATGTACTGAATATACGCAAACTTGTGAACACGCGCCATCTTGGTCCGGACACACGTACGCATGAGGATCTCCTGGTCATCGCAGATCGGCAGATACTCTGAATAGTTGCCCAAGTCATTCAGGACCGATCGCTTCCAGATACGAGGATGATTGGGAACACCCACGATGTGGCCCATGGACATATTGTTAATGTTTGCAGAGGAGATGACATTCACCCAGACATCCTTGTACTTCTGACGGTAGTACCCGCAGTATCCCAGACCAAAATGATCACCGAAAGAGTGACGCTCCCGGTTCTCGTACAAGTGCGCAGTGTCCATGTACACAAACCCAACCTCCGGATCTGTCTCGAAGGCCTTCACTGCATCACCCAGGCAGTCGGGCAAGATCTCGTCATCGTGATCCAGCTCCAGCACATACTTGCCGCGACACATAGAGACCACCTCATTTTTCACATTACCAATATTGCCACTGTTTGTTGCGCGGCGATACAGCCGAACACGAGGATCGTTGCCGACCAGTCCCTTCAGGAACTCAAAATGTGCATCGTCAGGCGAATCATCCAGCACAACCCACTCCCAGTCTTTCATTGTCTGCAGCTTGAGGCTCTCGTAGGGACGGAGGAACTTCTGATACGAATTGTAGCAGGTAGTAAAGGCTGAAAAAACAGGACGGGTCATCTCACGAGGAAGAAGAGCATTGTGGATATAGCAAAAATTGATGCCCCGATTGAATGCGGGAATGTCCTCTACGGAACTAAAGTGAATCCACTTCAATCTCATACGGTTCACTAGCTCTCCCATGAGCGGATAATACTCTGTTTCGCTCTCGCCGTAGGTCACGAGAATGTGATAGTTAGAATCAAACAGTTTGAGGACATCCTTCGGATCGGATGTAAAATTGAGTGTACAGTCGAGGGACGACTCTTTGGCCTTCAGCACCTCGTCGATTGCTGCATACGACTCCTTGCGAAAGAACAAGACATTTGGGTATTTCATTATCTCCTTGAAACACCCTACTCCTTAAACTCTACACGCAGATCCGCCAGCATCTTTCCAAGCACATTCTTACCCGGCCACTTTGCGGGATCATTTGCCTTGGAGGTATCTGCCGATGTACCGATGCCCCAGTACTTGTCGCGCGCAGACGCCTCACCGATCGGGCGCGTTCCCGTCTCGGTCAGCTTAGACTTCAGGTCCGGGTGCTGAATAAACTTAGCCTTGACCGCAGTGCGCATGATCCCATCCTTGGTCTTGTCCCACGCATCCTTATCAAAGTCCTTGACACGCTTGCCGATTGCCTTCACCGACTTAGCTGACGGTGTCTTGAGGATCTTGTCGGCAGCCGCGCCATCTCCGAACTGCTTGGCCTTGGACCACTGGAAGTAGTGCTCCACCGTGGGGAACGTGATCGAATCCACCTCAAACGGCGCCTCGTACATATTGGAGAACACGCGCCACTCACCCTTGCCCTCGTCGGCTCCGAAGAACAGGATCGGCTCCTGACCGGGCTCCACGGCGACCTTCTTGACAATCTTCTTCTTGACCGGCGGCTTAGTCTCCTCCTTCGCCGGTTCCGAGCGCTCATCCTTGACCTCTGGCTCGGTCGCCATCGGGATCACGGCCTCCTGCTTGTCCTTCTTCTTGGGCTCCTTGGACCGCTCGAACACAAAGCTCCGGTGAAGGAAGCTGAAGGTCTGGTGCTCCTGCGACAGCAACACCGTGTTCTGATCCGCATAGTGGTCACCAAACATCGTGCTGCCCACCAGATCGTAGCCGTGCTCCTTCAAGACCTCCGTCATCTTCTCAAAGGGAACCAGGTATTCCTTCTGCGGCTGCTCAAAGCTCTCCAGGTGAACCGAGACTGCCTGGCCGAACGTCTCTGTCCAGCTCTGTCCGTCATCGTACTCCTTGACAAACTCGCCAAACACCTGCGTCCCCGAGCGGAACATGTGGCTCTTCTTTCCCATCAGCAGGGAGTAGACCGAAGCACCATCCAGGCAGGTTCCGAAGAACAGCCCCTTGCCGTGGGTCTCCAGGTTGCTCGCAAAGGTTGCGAAGGCCTCGTCGGACGCGCACGCATAGTGAACAGCCATCTGGCACGACACCACATCAAACTCCGTGTGTCCTGCAAAGTGCTCCAGGTACGGAGTGGTTGCCGGCTGGGATCCGGTGACAATGTTCGCGTACTTGTTGTCGCCCTCAAACAGCGGCTTGGTCATGTCGCCGCAGACAAACAGAACCGGGGGAATGTACTCCGTCGGGTTCGCCGCCTTCTCCTTCAGGTAGCGCACACACGCTCCCTGACGTGGCGAGGTAATACAGGACATCGACGAATCCACGCCCACCACCAGCGACGGCTTGGTCCTCTTCCACTTCAACAGGTCACCCGCCCGACCCACGGCCAGCTCCAGCAAGGAATCACCCTGCTTGATGGACGAGCGGTAGAGATCATCCTTGATGCGGTTGTGGAATCCGTAGACATCTCGGAGGATCCGGTCACGTGCGTCCAGATTATCACGGTAGTACAGGTCATCCTCAAAGGTCGCATCCGGCGGCGCCTCCACCAGGTTCTTCAGCATGTCCTCTGTGATGGGTACGTGCATATTGGTCCAGATCGCATCGGCGACTGCGATATCGTTACCAAACTGCGGCTGACCCAGAACACGGTACTGGTGGGTCTTGTCGTAGCGGGTCCGCATAATTGTCCAGCGACCGAGGTCCGTATCGTACGAACACTCAATCACCGTGTTATCCTCCACGCGATCTCCCATAGAATCCACCGGAACACCTGCGTCGTTCAGAGGCACGTTGATCACGTGAGCGTCCGGGGCCCGGGGGACCGACGGCTGGAACGGGCTCGGCACACGGTTCCGAGTCTCGGCGTGGACCCGCTCCTCCGGAGACAGCACCGGCATCACGTACTCTCCCGTCATGGTCTCGCAGGGATACACTACATCGCCCGGTGTCCTGGAAACATACAGCGTTCCCTTCACAACCCGCTTTCCGATAGACGTGTCAAAGTTCTCGCCATTCTTCAGCTTGACCAGGAAGTCAATACTGTTGTGAGAGGCCGGCTTCCACTTGTAGACCGTCATCCACGTCTTGCCACGACGCTCGGTGACTGGAGCCACCGGCGATGCCCGAGGAGTAAACACCAGACCATCTGTCGGGTACTCAAACTTCGTGTCCAGCATCTTGCGGATTGCTGTCTGCATCGCCTCGCCGTCTCCTGCAAGGAACAGCTTCGTGGTGATACGAAGGGGCTTGCCACCCGCCATGGACGAGAAGTCCGTCGGAATGTCACCCACGAAGGACCGCGCACAGCCCAGACGGGACTTGGTCATGTCGTCCTCCGAGACGAAGAGAGGAAGGCGGCGCACGTCACGGTTCTTGTACCAGTAGACGTCGAAGATACAGAACTGGTTGCGATCCACCAGGTACTCGCCATCCAGAATATCTCCGACGTGGAGATCCTTCGTAGCCGTCAGACCCGTCCAAGTAATCACGGAACTCGGAGTCACGCGCAGGACCCGGCGGTCGCGCATCACCACCAGAAAGCAGCGCTCACCATCGGCCTTGTTCGTAACCGTGTATCCCGAGAGGATATTGTTCGGCCGATCCGCCAACAGGTGGCGACGCTCCAGAGTGACGGGGTTCAGGAAGGGAGTCCGCGTCGTCTCAAACTCCATGCGGTAGCGCTGCATCTCGGAGGAGGACAGAACAAACTGCGATCCCTGGAAAGCCGCCAGCACCGGAGCAATATGGCGCACCACAGACGCAGCGATGTCTTCCTGACTGCGAGTGCGGTCGATCACCTCCAGCTCCAACTCGTACGTCGGCGTCTGCTTGAGAATGTCCTCAAACGTCTTTGTGGTCTTGGTCTTAGACTTGCTCTGCGAGAAGTCGTAGCGGACAATCCCGTCCAGACTGGTCCAGGACTTGCGGTGGATGATGCGGATGTGACTCGCCGAATCCATCGGGGTGCCCGTGAAGTCCTTGCGCAGGTGCTCCTCGTGACGGAGCGTGATGCGGACACCCATCTCCGGAATATCAATCGTATCCGACTTACCCTGGATCGCCGTGACGACCTCAAAGTACCGGCGCTTCCGCTCTACGGTGAGAGGAACTCCGCGGAAACTCCCTGTTGTGCAGACTTTGAGGATGTTCTCAGCTCCAAGGACTGCAACACGAAGCCCATCGGAGTAGGAGAATGTAGCGCGGTGCTCGTGAATAGGAGGACCGCGAGAATAGAGTTGAATTGCGTTGGTGATGCGATCTGCAACGTCCTTCGTGTGAATCTGGTTCGGAAGAATCTTGCATTCGAGTTCTGCGTGCTTGTCCTTCTTGACGAGTGCAGTAAAATCCTTCAAGCTGGCAAGTGCCGTCGGAGGAAGAAGGGTATCCATGGTTCCTTATCTATAGACTTGAATGAAAAGTGTCCATTTTAACTGTCACCTCCGCTCATACGTCTTGCGCTCTGCCTCATCGGCTTCCATCTGCTTGTGCTGATCAAGATAAAAAGTGACCATCTTATCCATCTCCAGCAGACAGGCATCCGGAAGAGCGTCCGAGGACACCAGCACACCGTTTTGGGTCTTGGTAAAGCTTTCTGTGTATTTCTTGATTACGTTGAAGATCTGAGCATGCTCATTTGCATCAAGCCGGTCCAGTCTTTCCTTCAACGCTTCTTTCTTGCTTCGGTTCATCTTGTCCTTCCGCAACAGTTCGTCCGATCTTCTTCCTACGCGCCTCCGGTTTGGTCTTCTCAACCGCCACGGTCACCACTCGCTTCTCCTTGTCACCCTCTCCCACCGGCGCAGCGATCACATCCACCTTCTCAGGCTCCTCCGTCTCCTTCTTCTGGTCGGGACGAATCACCTCGCGGAGCTTTCCCAGAACCACGATGGACTGGTCTCCTTGCTGGAAGCGAGTACCCACGACATCAAACTCAATGTCATGGCCGAGCTCGGCTCCGTCAAAGTCGGTATTTCCAATGTGGAGGTCGCGAGGCAGAAGGATCTTGATGGGACTGATCTCGGCGTGAAGACCGATCTTGCTCTTCAGGACCACGGGAGCCTTGAACACCTGTCCGGCGTGGGGAAGGCACAGGTCAGCTTGAAAGCGGACCGAGTAATCCAGACCGCCCTTGAGGATGTTTGTGCGACCGAAGGAATGCTCGATCACCGTGATGCTTCGGGGCTGGACGTATCCCTCCGGAAGGCAGACTCCCTCGTACTTGTGACGGAGCTGGGCGACCAGACTCGCAAGGATATTGCGTTGAAGGAACCGGGAATCCACATGAACGTTCCGAGTCAATTCACGACGTTCATAGAGAGGGCTCAAAGCGAGTGAATCGCGAGCGCGGTCCGTCATTGTACCTTCTTGTGTGTTTGGGTGGAGAGTTTTCGTTTTACTTAGCCGCCTTGAGTCCCTTCATGACAGCCCCTTTTTGCGAATCCAATACTTTCAGTTCCTCAGGAGTGTACCAGACCATGTTGTGCTCCTCGCGGGCCAAGAGCTCAGCGTAGATACAGAGCGGGTTTCCCTTCAGGTTCGCAGGGACTCCCTTGCCTTCCTTGTCAATATACTTTGCAACCACCTTCATTCTCGCAACACTGTTCTTACCCGTGGAGCAAATGATCGGTGAGAATGTCTTGGCACCAATCGTGCGAACCGGGACGTCATCCACAATCTCCGAGGGGGCCAACGTCAACTTTCCATCGACCTCCATTGACGCAAAGAGCTTCTTCTTATCTCCCACGAAGCGGGACACGAGATCCTTGACCCACTGAGCGTACTTGACCAGTCCATCTTCATCTGTGTCGGGCTTCTCACCTGTGGCGATGAGATCCGTATCGGGGATCCGGAGACGATTGATGAAGGGCAGATCAGGGTTCGTAGCAAGATACACCTTCTTCTCGGCCGGTGTGAAGGTATGATCAAAGATGTAGCCGTTCAGCAGCTCCTCAGAGAAACGGGTCGCAGCATCTCCCGGCCAGGAAAAGGCGGTGCGGCGAACATCCACCACATCGTCCGTCAGTTCCGGCGGGGGCGCATCCGGTTCTGGGGCTGCTTCGGGGATGTCGACATCTACCGGCTTCACCGGACGAGTCGTGCGCTCCACCATGGTGCTGTTCGGGACATCAACCGGCGCCAGCGCGTACAAATCTCCCTTGGACTCGAGCAGACTTGCCCGTCCGAAGGAATCCTTGAAGCGGAAGGAGGTAGAGATGGCCTGCTGGAGAGTGTAGACCACCACATCCCGACTGAAGGGGCGCAGAGCCGCAAAGAGCTGCTGACGATCCCAGATCGACTTGTCAATGAACAGCTTTCCAATCTTGGTCAGGATTTCATCACGAGAATCCAGGTAGGTGGACAAGGGCCGCACGTGATCCGGATCAGGAACCGACGGCGTCACCTTGCACTGCTCCACATCCGGTGCCTCGTCAAATGCCGGTGCCATCATAGTCTTCAGCTGGTAGTTTACCTCCTCGTGACCTTCGTCGCGGATCTGAGGAACTTCCAACTCTCGCCAGTCTGAAGGAAGTGCCAGTTGGATAGGACAGTCCATCGCGGATTCTGCCAAGACCTTGCGCACCTTTGCAATACGCATGCCCTTTGGTTCCACGCGCACGCGGTAGGTATATTCATCAAAGGCCTCACGCTCTCCGTCCGGACGCACAATGTGAAGATACACCGTACAATTCTGCTCGTTGTTCGGGAGATCTTGGTGACTGCACGTACGGAGAGCACGACCCACCACCTGCTCAATGCGGCTCATGTTCCACCACGGATCCAGAATGTGAACCTGACGAATGAAGCGAAAGTCAATGCCCTCCGCAGCAAGAGGACTGGTAATGACAACCTTCACGTTCTTTCCGGATACGTTCGAGCGATTCTTGACTGCACTCAACATGGCCGAGATCTCAACATCCGTTGCCTCTGACGAGATCAGAATATACTTGCCCTTCGGCGGTCCCTTGTAACTAGTCTTCTTCATCAGACCCCGTCCCTTAAACGGAGAAAACCCATGCTCCTCCAGAGCCATTGCAAAGAGACGGGCTCCGCGTTCGACGTAGTTTGAATAGACCATGCAGACACCACTGGATTGCTCGATCGAGTGAATGGCACTGACAAACTTGGCAGAATATCCCGGGAGGTTTTCAGGAGTCAGGAACGGCGGAACATCTTTGCGGTACTCGTATTGGTACTTGTCCTCCTTGGGAACCTTTGTCACAGAAAAGGTCTGCTTGAAATCCTTATTTCCAGGAAAGACAGAGACCGTAGGTGACATCATAGCAGCACGCTTCGTATCATCAACCTCTCTGGCCCCTGATGTCAAGACCTTCAGCTGCTCACCGGCCGGTTGTGACGAGACTAAACTCAGATACTTGATACGGTCCTTCGCAGGGATCTCATTGTTATTGAATCCAATGCGCAGTTCATTCGTATCCGCCTTGGCCGGCGGAGGGAGACGAAAGGGAAACGTGAAGGGACTCTCACCCTTTGCATAGGACACGTAGTTCTGACACCAGTCTCGAAACATGATTTCCGACTCACCACCCTTCAGGGTCGCATCGGCATTGAAGATATCCGACGGCTTGATGCGGGTGTCGAAGGCCTGCTTTCGTTCATTCCACAGAAAGAGGTTCATGAAGAACACAATCTCCTCGTAGGTATCGTACATCGGCGTGGCAGTCAGCAGAACCAGAACAAGGCCATCGGCGACCTTGACCAGTCGTTCAAGATTTGTGGCAACGGTGGTCTCCTCCGTGGTGATATTGTGAGCCTCGTCAATGATCAGGAGGCGATTATCGAAATGTTCGTGGATCCAAGCAGTGTCGATATCTGCCTCCGTTCCTGACAACTTACGCTCAATGGTGGAGCCGAACGAGTTGTAGGCCTGAAACTCATAGAACTCGTTGATGATGCGACCCGAGGTCTTGTCCAGTCGAGCGCGAACTTCGTTGTTTTCCCAGTTCTTGGGTTCCGCTTCAATACGGAGCAGCATGTCCAGGTAACGACGACCCGTACATTGCTTGGAGCTCAGCGTGTCGCTGGCCTTATCCAGATACACGCGGCTCATGTCAAAGATCTGGGTCCGGAAGTTCTCCTGTACAGCGCGGGATGCAATGACCAGGACCTTCTTGTCCTGAAACTCGGGGCGCAAAATATACTCTTCTGCGATTTGGATACCTGTACAGGTCTTGCCAACACCTGTGCCGTGGACCATCAGCAGGTTACGGGTAGGAGAATCAGGAGACAGAACTCGCCGAAGCAAACGCTGTAACGGTTGAAGTGCGTAGTCCTGACCCGATGAATTGCAGAGGCGTTCACGGAGGGAATACAGTGCTTCCAAACTTGCGCCAGGAAGCGAAGGTGTTTTGATTTCTGCAAGTTCAGGAAGTGTCAAGTTGACCATTACTTTGTTTCCCTATTATTTACTAAAGATGTCTTCCTCAGCTCCTGCCGATACGCCGCCGAACGCGAACACTGTCCCTACAGACACTACGAAGACCACGGAGACCGTGACGTCGTCGATGGGTGCCCTAGGAGTTATTGGTGCCATTATCGGATTCATCCCGCTGTTCATTTGGCATCTCGGCGCAGCCAGTCTGTCCTATGCAAAGTATGGCTCGATTGGATGGGCCATTCTTGACTTCTTCTTCGCGGCGTTTTACTACCCGTTCTATGCACTGGTTCTGAATACTCCAGCGGCCCCCATGATGGGTGGACGTCGGCGTATGAAGTTGTTCTAGTTTGTTTCGTAGAGGTAAGTAATGGCAGCGGTAGTCCCACGCTCATCGGATCGCATTGCGGCAAACCGAAAGGCAGCTGAGGAGAAACTCCTCGAACAACAGAAACTGGCTGCTGAGAGCATTACGAAGATATGGGAACAGGCCATTGCAGAGGGTCCTCCAAAAAGGGCAGCGGACTCTAAGGGGGACGTCGAGCCGGCGAACCCCACCAAGTTCAAGGATCTGTTTGCTAAGCAGCAAGCCAACTGGAAGAAATTTGTGGACAAGCGTCGTAATCAGAAAACGACCAAAGATGCGATCCGTGAACTATTTACGATCGGACAGATGGATCTGGCATTGATCAATTTTGGACCTCGGTATGTAGCATTGTGGGAGACAAACTTCCCAAATGAGACGGTTCGCGACATCTTTGAACTTGCTGACGTAGACGAACAATGTAACAATACGATTGGAGCCGTTGTTCCAGGAACAACGCTCTGTTGGATCTGCGGAATGCCAATTTGGGCCGAGTCCAAGGATCTCCCATGCAAATCTGACAACGGTCTGTCTCCTGAGTGCGAACACATCCTTCCCATTGCACAGGCGGCACTCTTTCTTCAGCTGTATGACAAGACAAACTACGAATCCGATCTTTTTAAGTTTGAATACGATTGGTCACACAAGACCTGCAATCAAACAAAAAATGCAGATGTGTATTTCAAGACACGAACGATTGACGATGAATTGACCATTGTCACTACGGATGACGGACTCCCCCTCTTTGATGAAGCTGCTGTGAGACGACTCCTTGAGAAAATCTACGATTCGAACCGATCGGATGCCACATGCGAACCAAGAAACGAGCACGTTCGAAATAAGAAGGGCTTCTTCATAGATACGTATTCATTCAGAGATACGCTTCAGGATTGGGTGAACTTCAAATATTTGGATAAGGGATCTGTTGAGCAATGGAAAAAACATCGTATTGAGGTATTCCGGGCAAAGTATTCTGCAATTATTAATTTCATCGGGGGAACCAACTTCAAGTTAAATCCCCAGACGTATATATTGTCTTTGGCATCTGCGATCGCTGAGATTGTCACCCGTCAAGACCTTCATCGTAGGGCGGTGAAAGGACAGTCGCCATTTCGTCGTCAAAAGACACTTGGTTACAAACCGGAGAAAAATGCTGGTATATCTGTGACAATCGGATCTGAGATCGCGGGATTGAATACAACTCTTAAGAATATTGCCGAATACCAGAACAAGATAGAGATACTCGAGACACCGCCCGAGTTGAAGCGACCGGGTCCTCCGCCGCCTTCTGATCCACCTCCTGAAGGGGCAGCTAGGGTCGAGCCCCCATTCCCGCCTCCCTATGACCAGCTTCCTCTTCCAATGCCAGAGGATCTTAACTATCTGCCCCAACTTCTACTGGGAGACGGATTCATAGATCCGACTGCATTTGATGATGTTGAGGCTGCAGCCATGCTCGGGAGTATCGTGGCCCAACGCCCGGCCGACCCTACTGAGGCAAGTGCGGCAGGTATTCTCTCTGCAATCGGTCAACCCACTGAAAGCCAACAGGCTGAACTGATGGTGTCCCAGAGTGATTCTGCGTATGAATCCGACTATGGAGGCCGTCGCCGAACACGTCGCCGCACGTCAAGTTTTCTGCCTCACCGTCGCCGGCGGTCTCACCAAGCCATCAGAACATCCTCCAGGCGCAGGCCTGCACTCGGCATGGCAGATAGCTTCTGATTGACTTCCTCCAGCGTCTTGTCCTCGGGCTCCTCGTCGTGTCCGTCAGGCAACCGCGACTCATCCACCAGGATATCCACGAAGCCCGTACCACAGGGGGGCTTCTGACCAAACATGATGTTTGCCGACACACCACGCATGGTGTCGTACTCAGCACCCATCGCCGCATTGAACATGTTCTTGCTGGTCTCCTCAAACGAGGACCGAGCCAGAACACCCGTCTCATTCTTGTTCATACCGAAACGGTTCACCGCCACGATGCGACCGGAGAACGTCATCGAGTCCACCAGCACGGACAAGTGATGGTAGTTCACCTTCTCTGACACGAAGACCTCTGAGCATTCCTCAAAGATTGACAGCCGTGCAACCTCAATGCCGAAGACATCGTTGATCTCGTGAATGTCGTTCGAGAATGTACGGGTTCCGTCGCCACCCGGGAACACCATGAGCTGGTACATGTTGGTGCCATCCACATCCAGAACATACTGCTCCT